CAAGAGTTACATCTCCTTTTACATATCCTGAATTTCTTGAGTAGTCCGCAAGTCCATCCATAGAAATTTTTGGAATTACAATTTCGTTTGCATTTGCTCCCTCTCTCGCAAGACTTGCATCACTATCAATGATAGATGTAAGTGAAGCCTTTTTGTATACCTCATCTAGCAGAGGTACATATTTTTTTGCTAATGTTATTGTATTTGCCATTTTAATCCCTCTTCCTTAAAAAATATTATTATAATCCAAATGCTTTTCTTAATGCTGCATCAGAGCCCCCGGCTCCTGATCCTCCTCTTGGAGTTTCTTTACTTCTCAACTTCTCATTTACTGCCTTTTCTACAGCAGCCTGAAATGCCTTTTCAACTGATTTTATACTTGTGCTGCATGTATCGGCACTCTCATAATTGAGAATATCAGCAAGCTCTTTAGGAATCCCTTTTTCTGCTAGTGTTTCATAAGCCTGTGCCTTAAGTTCCCGGGCAGATATATCCTTTTCCCTTTTAGTCAGTTCATCCTCATGTTTTTGCTTTTCATATTCGGATTTTTGGTCTGCAGTCATTTTTGCAAGTTTCTGTGCTTCTGTCTTAGCCTCTTCCAGCTTAGCATTATAATCTGTATCCCACTTAGCCTTAGCAGTTTCAATAGCCTTAGCGATACGCTTATCAAACTCGCTCTGATATTTTGTATCCTTAAGCACATCATCAAATGACTTTTCTTCTTCAGCTCCTTCTCCACCTTGACCATCAACAGAACCAGATCCGGCAGTTCCTTCATCATCTGCTCCTGCAGTACCAGAACCCGAACCTCCTCCACCTTGACCTCCATCAGCTTCAAGTAATGGCTTCGTTAAAAAGTATTTTCTAAAAAACATATATTCCTCCTCGCTCACCGTGTTAAATGTCCACGATGTTTAAATATTTAAGCAGTTTTAAGCCATACTCAGGGCAAAATAAAAGCAGCATTAAATATCTGATATTAATGCTGTTTAGTCCATTTGGCATGTGATTTATTATACTATTTGCCAGTCCTCGGCAAGCATATCTGTTTGGCTTGCTAACCACGGAACAAAACCATTATCAGCAGTTTTAATTCCGATCCAAGGCAACTTTTTATATTGTATTGGGTCATCGAACTCTATAAAAATCATGGCATCATTATCAAATTCGCATAGTATTAACCACATACCCTTGCCATTCCAACCCTTACGTGCCACTTTGTAGCCACTTTTAAGATTCCTGATTGCTTCACCAAAGGTAAACGTTTGGACATTCAGGTCTATATCTGCTGGTAAGGTGTCAATTACTTCCCATTCATCACTATTGATACCAGTCAACGTATAAAGCATATCCTCACTTTCCCTTATGTCTAATATCCGGTCATCTTTGCAGTGCATTTTAATAGATCCGTCTTCGCACTTCCAGTAACCTTTCCAAGATGGTAATTTTACTGCAGCTCCCTGTTTCATTGCTTCAAACGCTTGTTTAAAATTCATTTTCGTCCTCCTTAAGAAATTTTTATATTTGTTAAATTACATACTTCTTATACCATTGATCATAATTCATATTTCCAGGTATTATATAGGTTTTGCCTGTCTCAGGATTTCTTGCTCTTCTTTGAAGTGTTTCCACGTCATCAAAATAAGCTACTGTTGTCGATCTGCAAAATGTGTGAAGAGGAGGAAGGTTATTACCTGTTTCACCCTTAGAAACATCATATATTTTCCCGTCATGCTCTCTGCATATCTCAGAGGTTCTCATGTCTAGTGTTGCAACAAAAACATATTTTTCTATGTCACATTCTTTGTAGCTTTCAATTTCAGCAGCATTTGTAACATATGTTGTTTCTGTTCTTATAAGTCTTTGGGCTGCAAACTTTCCATATCCCAATAGTTTCTCAAGTTCCTTTGCCATTTTGCGGTAGCTCTGTCCCGACATTAATCCAGATATCAGAGTTTGCTGAAGCTTATCTGCAAACACATCCGTATTACCCCAAATGCGCTTTGAGTAGTGTTTACCACTCCAGTTGTTTTTTAAAATTTCTTGAATTCTACCAACTGGAATGGTTGCAAAATCAAAGCCAATTCCAATACCTTTTTGTATATCAAATATATTACGGTAGTAAGCTTCATTTATACTATCTATATAACCAAGTGTGGAGTTTTTGAGTTCAACATCAGCAATAATTTTACAGTTTATATAAGCACTTTCTTTCAGAGCCTCTAACCGTGTTATTTGTGCTTTATATACTCCTGCATTTAACTTTGCTAATAGCTGCTTTTTTATATCTGGACTTTCAATTTTATTAATTGCTGATCGTATTTTATCAAGTTCTGATTTGTCTATAGTAGAATTTAGGATTTTTTTAGCTTCATCAGCTGTCAGGTTGTGATTCTTCATGTAATTATAGAATACTTTTTCTATATCCTGATTAATGCTTTTAATAGCTTTGTCATATCCTTCGTTTATCTTGGCTATAACCTTATCATTGTTTCTATGATATACAGCCATACGCTCATTTGCTCGCTGTTCCCAGTATTCATTGCTCTTCATCTACTGCATTCCCTCCATCAGGCTTAGTCTGCTTAAAATCATATGAACCAAAGGCTTTTTGCTGCTCTTCAAGTGCTTGCTTTTTTTCATCTTGAACCCTTTTCAGTTCTGCCGCAGGATCTGATATAAATGGTAATAAACCCAGTCTTGTTTCAAGCGAAACAGTTCCGTCAAGATCTATAACCATTTGCGAGAGCTCAGTCTCATTAACAGGAAGTGAACGTGTCATTGTTATTTCAACATCTGAAATATCAATATTAAATCCTTTTGTTTTAAGTATATTTGCGTACAACTGCAATCTTTCTCGGAGCCCTATTCTGTAATATCCTTCTTTTGTTTTCGCAAGCTGTTCCAGTCCCATAAGCTTATATTTCATTGCTACGCCGGAGGCTTGGCTTGCAAAATTTTCATCCGTCAGACATGGAACCATGCTGAATTCATGGATATCGTCCTTAATAGATTTTTTTAATATCTCAACATCTGCTTCCCTCAGTTGTTTTATTAACCATTTTGCATCTCCATCAACTGGCATTTCTAATATCTTATATTTTTTAAGCAGCTTCGCTGTCGCTGTCATTTCCTCTTCATTGTCACCAAAGCTCACTCCCTTAACTGCAAGTAAAGCATCAATAAGCTGCTCTTTATCATTGATTCTGTCTGACTGTAATAAATTATACGCATCAATTAATGTTATAACCCCTTCAAAATCGCCTTGTATATTACTTTTATTCCAATATTCTATTACTGGTACACCCTTGAAATAATGCTGATCTATGCCTAACAATGTCGGACTTACTTCCTGAAGATTATTGAACAAATACTTGTAAATTTCGGTTGCTGTGTAAACATCAACACGATAGCCAGTAATGATATCGTCTATATTTATTTTAGGGCAGTAATGTACAGCAAACATGCTTTTGTACTCGACTGTATCGTCTACAACAAGAAATATCTGAGCAGGGTCTATATTTGTGCTTTTAGGAATAGGATTTTCAGCAGAACTCATATAAATAAGCTCATAGCCTACACCGTATTTACTTATATCTCTGCATAGCTCAGTATCTACACTATGTATTAATATCCGGTTAAAATTATTTAAAATAGGCTCAATATTTGGAGCTTTATATGTAACCGGATTTCCTATAAAATACCCGGTAGCCATATCGGTTATATACGCAGCATGATTGCAAATCAGCTTATTATTTGGCAAGCCCTCTCCAGAAAATTTGCGATCAAGAATTACATGTTTTCCATCATAATATTCTTCAAGCTTTTTGAACCGATGTACTTGGAGTTGATGAGTTTTTATACAATTTACTAATAACTTTATTGGTACACTACCATCATCATTTAGTAAATCCCTGTCCTTAATAATTGGCACATTTATCACCTCAATCCCAATATGCCTTTATTGCCGAATTTTATCTTCTTCTTTATCTTACCTTGAATCATTTCTGCAAGACCTGTAACCGCATCAGGCGCATCATCATGCTTGTTTTTTCCAGCACGTTGAAAACTGTTCATATCTCTATAAAACTCAGGCCAACGTTCTTTCCAATTGAAAGGAAAGTATATATGCTCCATTACAAATGTGCTATTTGACAGTATTCTGGAGATTTTATTCTCCGATTGGTGAAACCATTCAATTTTTACTTTTTTAGTTTTATATTTCTGCCAGATATGTTTTTCAACATTCCTAGCAAATCCACGACCACCGTTGTTACTTTCAATTTTCGCAAGGCTGACATTGTTAAAAACAAACATATCTGCTGTTTCAGGCTCAGTTACTTCCATACCCTTGTCAGAATAGTAGACATCAGTAACCCATCCTTCTCCTTGCCAGACATCAGCAACTATAGCACACAGCTTGTCAGCTCCTTCATCTGCTGTATCAGCATATGCAATAATAATCTCAACAAGATGCCGGCCTTTATCATCCTTTGGCAGCTCAGTATAGGTTTTAAAGTAGGTATATAGCTTTCCTTTAGAATCCATTGGCTGCTGCTGATAATTTGCTTCAGCTATTTCTGGAGACATTTTCCCCGGTTTTGTTTTATCCTTATAGCTTTTATAACTTAGAAGCTCTGGACAAAGCATTTTTCCTGATTCTCCAGTTTTTTTATCCTCTTCTTTTAAGCAAGCTTTCATTTTTATAACATACCAATCATCCGGTTCGGCTTCCAGCACCTTGCCGCAAAGGTCTTTTGTTGACCATCTTGTCATGTTTATGATCTGCTTGCCGCCCTCTTCAATTCGAGACAGATAAGTATTTGTATACCATTCGTATTGCTCATCCAGTACTCTCTCATTAAAAGCTTCAGAAGCATTTTTTATAGGATCGTCAATTATTCCGATCCGGCAGCCAATACCTGTAATAGTTCCTCCAAAGCCAGTACCCAAATAATTAAAAAACTGTCCTTCTAACGCCCATAATTGCTTTGAACTATCGCCATACTTAATTTTTGTAGTTGGGAATACATCTGAAAAAATATTGATTTTATTATCAATTTTGGTTGCATCTATGCCATCCCGAACTGATGCAGAAAATCTTGTTGCAAGTGTTTCATTGTAGGATACAGTTATAACCCTGTTTTCATTATCCTTGCCCAGCATCCATTGTGTGTACAAAGTCAGAATATATGATTTCCCATGCCGAGGAGGGAGGTTCATCATGAGCTTGAAACACACTATGTATTGAACAAGTACTTCCGGATCACCGCTGCATATTAAATCTTCAAGCTCCTGATCTGATAGAATAGTCCAATCATCTTCCGGCTTAAGCTTTATTATCCTATTTTCATAAAAAGCCTGAAGAGTATCGGCAATTTCCTTCAGGTGTGGTCTTGAATCTTTAAAAAACTTTGGATTAATCAATTTGCAGTATTGCCAAAAATTATTACTAGCAGCAGTGTACTTATTTCCTGTATTCTCCTTACTCATGTTTTCTTCAATAATTTTTTTTACGAGTAAAGTACTTTCTTTTTTAGTAGGCATCAATATTCACTCCAAAAAATAATATGCGCAAAAATAGCCTAAATTTATGAAAAACTCTTTTTACTTAAATTTACTTTAATGCATATTTTAAATTAAATTTAAACGCCATTAAACGTATTTTAAATGG